CAAGTGGACAAGCACAAGCACAAGCACTAAAGAGAGCAGTTAGCGAGAAAGGTGGTGCAGCTAATTTTAACTCTATTGCAGTATCAGGTTATAAGGTAGATTGGAAACAAATAGGTTTAAGTCCTGTTGAACTTAATATTATTGAATCAGAGAAATGGGATATGAAGGCACTTTGTAATATTTACGGAGTACCATCACAACTATTAAACGATGCAGATAACAAGACTTACAATAACCAAATAGAGGGAGAGAAGGCATTGACTTTACGTTGTGCTATTCCTTTATTAGACGCATTGACTGATAACTTAAATAGAAAATTACATACTGACTGGGGTTATAGAAATAGTGGATTGTATGTAGGGTATGATATTCAAGTCTATCAAGAATTAGAGGCAAATAAGACAGAGCAAGTTGCTTGGTTAAATACTGCTTGGTGGATTCCACCTTCTCAAAAGAATGAGATTATGGGTATTAAAACTCCAGACTATATTCCACAAGAGGAGATGGAGAAACTTTATATCCCTTCATCTTTGCAACCTACGGATCAATTCCAACCTTTACAAATCAATGAATAATGCAGGAATATTACAATATTTTAGACCTTTTATTTGATGTTAAAGTAGAACTAAATAAAGATTTACAAGAGATTGTAGATGAGGTTTATGGTAAGTATCAAGATACAGTTAATATGTCTTATAGTGAATTAAAGGCTTGGTCAGAAACGGAATGTAGTAAAAAGGCATCCTTAGATAGAAACCCAATAGAAAGAAACTTAAATCTCTTATCTAAGAACAAATCCGAGTGGGGTGCAACGGAAGTAAAGTCAGCTAATAGAACTATAAGTTTTGTTAGTAGAATGAAAAATATGCCTAACGGAGAACCTGCATCTAAAAATTGCCCATCTAAAAGAGATATATCTTTAAAAAATTGGGCTTATAATCCAAACAAATAATATGAAAACAAATTATTTAGAAAAGTTCTTATCATTAGCAGAGGAACTAAAATTAGAAATTAAAGCTACCACAGGGATAAATAAAAGTGGTGTTAGTCAAGCTAATTCTTTAGTAGCTGATGGCAAGGTAAAGAAACCTAGTTCTTGGATGCCACCAAGTGCTGCCGAAGAAAATGCATACATAGAGAAAAACGGAATGGCTGCTTATGGCAAATGGTTCTTAGGAATAGATGCTCAGGCAGACCCAGAGACTAAACAACATTGGCATTATATTTATACGAGTGATTTCGTTAATGTGGATAGAGCAGCTTTAGTAGCAATAAGACAAAGAGCAGGTCAACAAAAACAAACCGATGTTTTTAACGCTGCTGGTAAAATCATAGAAAAAATTGATGCATAAATGATTTGGCAAGATTATAGAAAACTATATGCCAACGCATTAAAACAATACTCACCTAAGTTCAAGAAAGAACTGCAAAATCAGGTGAATACCTATTGCCGTACCCTAGATTATAACAAAATTAGCGATAAAGCCCTAAAAAAGACGATTTATAAGCTCCATTTGGCTATGGGTACTAAGATGGCTCTAATAAGCGAAAGTGCCGTTAAAAAGTCTGTAAAGGGCGTTTATGTGCCTATGGAGTACAAGTCTGCCAAAACAGATGCTTTTCAGTATGCTATTATCCAAGTCCTACAAAATGATGGCTTAGATCAATTAACAGCAGATATTACAAATACTACCAAAGAACAAATAAAAAGATTCTTAGTTGAATCTGCTCAAAAGAATTATACTCTACCAGAGACAATTGCTTTGCTTAGAACTTCAGGCATTACCGATTATAGAGCAGAACTTATTGCTAGAACGGAAACAGGCAGAGCAGCCAATATAGGTTCTATGGTAGGTGCAACAAGTACAGGATTAGTAACTATCAAAGAATGGATTGCAACTAGAGACAACAGAACAAGGAGAGAGCCAAGAGACCATACCGACCATTTAAGTATGGATGGAACTAAACTACCGATGGAGAAACAATTTCAAGTTCCTAATAATCAAGTAGGCTTAGGTTATGAACTAATGGACCATCCTTGCGATTCCAAAGCAAGTGCTGCCAATGTTTGTAATTGCAGATGCACTTTAGGATATGAGGCAGTAAGAGGTGCAAATGGTAAACTTTTAACTTTAGTAGATAACCCTCCAATGGGTAGAATAGGAGTTATTTGGAATGCCTTACAAAATGTAATGGGTCAAGCAATAGGAAAACTTATAGCATCACTAATACAATAACAAAAAAAATAATAACTTTGTCAATATGAAAACATACGCATCAAAAGATACTATTGTTGAAAAACAAGATATCGGTTACGAAGTAATGGATGTTGATACCGAAACTCGTAGAGTTAAAGCAGTTTGGGCTAGAACAGGAAACATTGATTTAGATAATGATATTATAGTTCCTGAAGCCTTTACTAAAACTCTAAAAGAAAGAGGTCCATCAGGTAAAAACTTAATATGGTCTTTAGTTGACCATTGTGCTGAAATGGAAGCCGTAATCGGTAAACCAGAGCAATTATACATTGAGGGAGATATGCTTATTGCAATCACTCCAATAGTAGAAACTGAAACAGGAGAAGATATGATTAAGATGTACGATGCAGGTCTTATCAATCAACACTCAATTGGATTTAGCACAATTAATTCAAGCGTAGATAAAAACGGAATAAGAACAATTAGTGAACTTAAACTTTACGAAGGTAGTGCAGTATTATGGGCAGCAAACCCAGAAACTCCAACTATTTCAGTAAAGAGTGAAGTTAAGAAAGAGCAATTAGCAAATAGGCTAGAGAAACTCTTGAAAGCGTTTAAAGGTGGTCGTTTCACAGATGAGACCTTTGCGTTGATGGAGATTGAAATAAAAAGGATTCAATCAGAATTATTAGAAATTGAAATCGTTAAAGAAATCACTCAGACCGAGCAATCACCTGAGCCGATAATCGAAGAAATTAAAAACAATGATGAACAAGTCCTGAAGGCAATTAAAGAATTTAATAAAATATTAAAAAAGTAAAAATGGAAAACGTAATTAACGAAATGGCTGAGAACCTTAAAGGTTTTCAAGCTAACATCGAAGCTAAGTTAGAAGAAACTAAAGCTGAGATTAAAGTTGTAAGAGATGAAGCACAAAAACAATTTGATGCTCAAGCTGCTGCAACAAAAAAAGCTGCAAAGCGTGAAGTAAAACATCTTGACGAAGTTATCATCGAGAAATTAGATGGTAAATTAGATGAGATGGAGAAATCAATGAAATCAAATGGTAAATTCCGTTTAGATTTAAGAGATGTAAAGTCTATGACTTTATCTGCAAGTTTAACAGGAGATGCTCAAGCATCTTATGCTCCTAATGCTTCAGTATTACCAAGTCAAGCAATCAACTTCCGTGATTTAGTACCAACTGTAAGAAGTGAGTCTGGTCTTTATGTATTCTACAAAGAGACTGCTACAACTAACAACATTGCTGCTCAAACTGAAGGTTCAAACAAAGGTGAGAACAACTACGCATTAAGCGAAGTGAAAGTAGTTAATGACTACATCGCTGGTTTCTCTACTTTCTCTAAGCAAATGGCTAGAAGTTTACCTTTCTTAAGCACAACTTTACCAAGAATGTTGACTAGAGATTTCTACAAAGCTGAGAATGCTGCGTTCTTCTCTACTGTTTCTGCTGCTGCAACTGGTTCTACTACAACTGCTGAGACTGTTGATTTAAAGCAATTAGTTGACTACATTGGCAACCAAAAGAGTGCAAACTTTGTATCTTCTGTTGCTTTAGTAAGTCCTTCTCAATTAGGTCGTTTATTGAAAGAAACTATTACTGCTGGTTATTATGCTGGTTCTGGTAGTGTTATCGTTAATCCTAATGGTGGTATGACAATCTGGGGAACTCCAGTAATTGCTGCATCTTGGGTTACTGATGATAAAGTACTTATTTTAGATAACAACTTCGTAGAGCGTATTGAGGTTGAAGGAATGGCTATTGAGTTCTCTTATGAGAATGCAAGTAACTTCCAACAAAATATGGTTACTGCTCGTATCGAGTGTTATGAAGATATTAACTTAATGCAACCAACTTCAGCTATTTTTGCTGACTTAGGAAACGTATAGTTCTAATCTTACATAGATATAAAGACCCCATCTTAATCGGTGGGGTTTTTTATTATAAATAATGTAAATTTGTAAAAAAGGAAATATGTATAACTTTCTAAATGATTATACTTTCATTGATAATACTCCAGTAGTAGAAGGTGTAACAGTAGCAGAAGCAAAATTATATTGTCGTGTTACAACTGTATCAGAAGATGATTTATTTGCAGAATTAATAACACAAGCTAGAGAATCTATTGAAAA